CCCCAATCATTGGGCTGATAGTGTCCCACTCGTACCACACTGCAATGGCGGCACCCACCAGTGCAGCTACTACTCCCAACGGTGTGAATAGAAGCGTGAGGCTTCCTGCCATCAACACCCCGCCTTGTGCAGCAATTCTAAAGACAGGACCGAGCCGAGCCACCCAACCAAATAGGAATCCGACAACCTTTATTACTGGCCCAACCACTACCAATATTACACCAGCGCCAGCTATGAATTCACGAACCGCCGGACTAAGACCAGCGAATGCTTCTCCTGCTGACTTCAGAATTGGAGTCAGCTCCTTCATTAGTTCGGTTAAACCTTTTAGTATCGGAGAGCCAAGAGGCTCTAAGGCTACTTCGACTTGGTGACGAAACTTTGTAAGACGGTCAGAGAATGAATCTGTGTCGTCTACTGCTTTGCCAATAGTTTCAGTTGATCCCTGAATGCCAGCTATAAAATCATCTACACTAAGTTTCCCTTGCCGAATCAGAGAGGCAAGTTGTGGCCCAGCTTTGTTACCAAAGATTTCAATTGCAGCGGCCGCCGCAGCGGTATCGCTAGGTGCTTTTTTGAGTGCATTAAACGTCAGCTGCAATGCTGCGCCCATGTCTTTAACGCCAGCCTTAGAGAATTTTGTGACGGCAACATTAAAAGCGCCCATCACGTTACCAGCGTCGAGTCCGTTCTTGCCTAGCAAGGCAAACATTGAGGCACTTTGCTCAAGGCCCAATCCGAGACGCTGTAAGGTGGGTTGGAATGAAGCAACAGTTTGCGCCAGCTCTCCTACGTTGGCATTTGTTTTCTGTCCCACTTTGAACAGAAAGTCCATCGTAGAGCTTTGCTTATCCGTAGCTACCTGCCACGAGTTGAACAGAGACACTGTGCCCTTAACGGTAGTAGCGAGGTCTTGTCCAGTAACCTGAGCCAAGCCAGTTACTTGTTTTGAAAGAGCTGCGAGAGGTTTCCCTGTGAGACCAAGCCCTGTGTTGAGTTCGGCAATGACGTTACCAACTTCTTTTGCACCTTGCGTACTTTCAACAAAAACTGCTTTGAAGGTCCCTTGTAAAGAATCTAGCGCGTCCCCAGTTGCGCCAGTCTTGGCACGAATGGTATCAAACGCTTCATCCATGTCTTTGGCGGCAGCAATAGCAGCCGCACCCACCAAGCCAAGTGGTACCGTAAACGCAGAGGTAAATTGTTTACCGATTCGCTCAACATTTTTCCCAAGCCCCGAAAAGGTCTTCGAGACTTGGTTCATGTCGGCTGAGAACTTTGCAAAGGAACCGCGTAGTTCTACAAATAGGGTGGCTACTTCTTTTGCCATTATTCGTCGCCTCCACGACGACGAAGTTTCTCGCGTGCTTTCTCAGCCGCATCTGCGTGTGGACGCACCATCGTGTCCCAGTATTGCTTCAGGTCGTTGCCAGTCTTCTTCTTTGGGGTATCATACACTGGCATAAAGTCCTGCGCGACGAAGGGTTTTTTCTGTTTTGAATGGTCACGGTGAGCATTGGCGATGGTACTTGCTACAATTCCAAACCCAAGATCTTGATGCTTCTTGGTGGCATCAAATCGTTTCCCCAGGTAGTGAAACTGTATAGGTGTCAATCTTTTAAACTGCTCATCCGTAAGCCCATAGTCATAAACCGCAATCGACCACATTAGGAGCCAGTTGATTTCTGAATCCTCTATGCGGTCGGTTGCTCCTTTTTTTCGGCATCGCCCTCCTTCGCAGGTTCAGCAGGTGGCATGGTGCGTCCCAACATTTCATTTATCATCGGCGCAAACTGTTGAAGCTTTTGCATTGACACCATCTTGCTAAAGTCTTCAAGTGTTAGAGATGGGTCGTCAGTGAGTAATCCGGCCCACAATAGGTACCGAAGGTCATTAACGCCCATATCATCCCACTTAATTAACTTGAATAAACTTTTTCCAACGCGCTTCTCCAGCTCACAGAAAGCGTTTAAGTCAAGTACGAAGTTTCGTTTGCGGTCAAGGTCAACTACGATTGCAGGTGATGCCTGTTTTGCATTTGTCATATAAGTAGCGCCTCTATTCGCTACGGTTATGTATTAAAGACGGGTAATCGGCCCCGTGATTTTGATAGTTGCGCTCGCCATCAACTTATCATCAATTTTTGCAGACGGCGTAAAATCCGTCACGTACCCAGCAAAGCTATCGGTAGATGCGGCGGTATCAGTCCAAACAATGCGGTAATTTCTAACGAGTCTGGCTAATTGGTCGGAACGAAGTCCACCTTGGTTCGCGTTACCTGGAAGGTAATTCAAATCAAAGCTGATTTCAGTACCATCGAGCAAGCTCGGAATGAACTCACGGAACGCATTCGGTGACGCCATGTGCGTTGCATCAATAAGCTCCAACTTAACACCAGGTCCACTGATGTTGGTGATTTCGGCAAGAGTTGTAAAAACCTCTGTTCCTGCCAGGCCACCGCTAAGAACCGCTGAAGTACCAGCCACGATGACACTTGCTCCTGTTCCTGTACTTATGTTGGCATCAAAGAATTCATCGAACGTTGCGCTTGCGTAGAGATTCGCAATTGCTTGCAGAACGGTAGTGGTTGACAAGCCACCAGAGTCCGTGGCTGCGTTAATCAGAACTGACGTTTGAGTAATAACTTGGCTGTAAGCTGTGCTATTTCCTGATACCACAATTCCGAAAGTCAACGCATTGCCATAGACACCAGCTGTTTTAGCCAGAACTTTAAGCTGTGCATTGCTGGTTCCGATGATTTTAGAAGCTTTTGTGCCAGCTCCTACACCGCCGTCGCCCCGTTGAAGCAGTGTTCCAAATCCCGAAGTTCCTTCTGTTGCTGCCATATAATATTCTCCCTAATTAAATAATGTGAAATATCCTACTCGTTGTACCACACGCGATAGTCTTGTGTAACACGTCTCAATTCCAGCGAATCGGAGTATCCGTCCATTTCGTCCAGTAGTAAGACGCCCTGAAGGTTTACTCCGCTTTGTATTCCCCTAAATCCGTCGATGGCTTCACGTATGGTCTTTCCAATGGCACGCGCTGCCTTCACGCTCTTAGCGTACACGTCAATCTGTACTCTTGCAGCAGCCAAACCGCTCGGTCCAGTAAGACTGTGCACACGAGGTGCATCTATGCGTGTCATCGTGACGTATGGAAGTGTTGGTGGTTCTGGTGCTTCGGCAAAATAAATCCGTGTGCTCACTAAAGCAGTCAACGGCGCGGTTGCCAGCAGTTTGTTAATAAGTCCAACTTCTGCTTCAGCCATTGCCTAATTTCTTCCATTGTTTTGCGACAGAACTACCAATATCTGTGGCGATTAAATTCTGAATCTCTTCCTTGGTGGAATCAAACGCGGGTCGCATAAAAGGTGCTGGCCCTTTGTTGCCAGCCTTTATAACTTTGTTCCCTCTTTTAATTACCCACTTATGGCCGTATTCAATCAAAGGAGCGTAAAAAAGAGGAGTCTCAACATAGTAAGCTCGCTCCACTTCAGTGATTTTTTTAGCACGTCCAGCAATACTTTTTTGCAACTGCCCAGAATGCCTCGGTACGATGCTTTGAGTACGGTCGGCTAAAAGACGCCCAGCTTTTTTAAGCGCACTACCCAGGATGTTGCGTGCCACCTTCTCCGGTAAATCTTGGAGTCCTTTGGCGAAGTTCTTTAGTTGAGGAATCTCTATGGTTATGCTCACGGTGCCAAGCCCTCCACATATTCACCTGCAATCTCGGTAAGCTCTCGCCTTCCAAGCTCGGTTATGCCCAGCACTTTATACACTTGATTGTCGTGCTCGATGCGATCTCTCTCGCTCACGTCCGTGCAATACTGCACGCGAAAATTGGTAAGCTTTACAGCACGCGAGCTATTTGAATCATACTTTTCGGCTATCGAAATGTGGTTTACTTCGGCCCACATTTGACGGTTACGCGCGAAGCTTTCCACTGGCTCATTCATTTCATTGAACGTAGTGGTGGCTTGCAGGAGCCAAATTCTCCTGTCTCTTTTTCCTGCCACTGCTTGAGGGAACCCGAATGCCACCTATTGCCTCCGTTAAAATCTAAAGTCACGATGCGAAGCCAACAACCATTCCGCAGCCTGTGGAATTATAAGAGCTGTAATACCTGGATTCACTTGCACGCTTTCACGGTTCGTGTACCAGTGCCCAATCATGAGTTTCATGGCGTGCCGAATTTCAAAAGGCACCGAGTCGCCATCGTCGCCATATCCCACAATAAAATCCACTTCCACTGGTGCATGTCTGTACGTGTTCACATAAGGCCAGGATTGCCCAGGACTAAGTGCCATCAAGGCAGGGACATTCTTATTATCCAATTTAAAAATGGAGTATGGGGCGCTTAGAGTTTGAAGAGCGTCATTCTGGTCATAATAACGCACCTCATCTAAAA